TTCCCATGCCGTCAACAGTATTGAAATCAAGGGGTAAAAATGATGACCCAATTTCTATGTCTGCTAAATTCATAGCTAATGGCATGTCATCGAAGTCTAAGCCCCAATAATAAACACCTCCCGACTGGAATCTTTTAAGACCGGAAGCAGATAATGGTCTATTGTCATTTAGAGTAGATACAGACCCTAACGAGGTTTCATCATTAAACCTGATTGATCCCAGTACCCTTAGATCGCCACTAATCGAGACAGTGGGCCTTTTAAATGTTGGTTCCTCGAAAGTTGGGCTAACACTTAACATACCGCTAGGGTCAAAATCCATCAATGTCTGATTTACATTGTCTTTGTTTTTAAACCTCATAGACATCATGGTTCTTGCGCTTTGTTGCGAGGCAGAATCATCACTTCCAAATGTTACAACGTGTCTTCCGTTGTCAAAGGTTAAGCCAAAATTGTAGTCAAGAGTACCCTTTTTTAGCTTAAATCTTGTGTCTTCACCATCAGACGATAGAATAGTGAAGTTTCTATTGCTTCCTTTCATCAGTCCTGTAACAAAGGGAGAATCAGCAGTACCAATCGCTAGGGTATAACTTTGCGGTGACTCATCTGAGAAAAGTTCGTTCCCGATTATTATACAGTCGTCTATATTAGATGCTGAACTTGTCCGGTTAGTAAAATGTAAATTTTTATGTCCTAATACAATATTTCTATCACTTGAAAGGTGATTAATAAACGAGTTAGATCCAAATACGGTATTAAAGTTACCTTGACTTCCGCTACCCGCATGATAACCAACAAAAGTATTGTCACTGCCAGTATTGAATTGTATTCCATACCCATAAAATGTATTTCTAAGAACAGACGGGGAGGATATTCTCAGTACCGGGGTAAGCCAACCTGCGTACGTATTACCATACTCATTTCCGTAGACATGACCACCAAAGTAATCGTCTTGATTCTGAGTTAGATTGAATTCATTTCCTACATCGTCTTGAAAATATAACGCTTGTTTTTGGATTGAACCGGCGGGTGAATAAGGCTTGACATATATATGGCCATAGTTACTGGTTAGAGTGGGGGTTCTTGATTGCTCTCTTAGGCCCAAGACACCGCTCATTCTTGGGTTGCCACTGGCAGCTATATAAAGTGTGGCGTTTGTGTCTGAGTCAACATTGTCTGGATGACCAATTCCTACGACCGACCTAAAACCATTGGTGTGAGTTTGTGACAAAAACGTAATTTCTTTGCCAAAATCTCCAGCGACCGAAGCGGCGGGTTCACCCGCAAGATCATCCGATGCTGGTTTTTGCCCCATATAAGAAAAACGATTTACGGGGGATGATCCGGGACTATGCGAGATGGACAGTCCGGAAGGTAAACCATTACCGTTTGAGCTAAGTGTAAGTCTTGTTTTTACTGAGTCTTGACTAGAAAATCTAACATCGCAAATACCAGAAGTTTGAACATTTAAGATTGTTTCAGGTAGAACTGCCGAAGGCATTACTGCTGAATTTGGCTGCGATTGAATATTCGTTATTCCAACCAAGCCAGATTGAGAGGATGTTCCTCCGTTTCTGAGTACAGTTACAGCCTCATAGATGTCTGTTTGGCCGTTATCTATGTGTATTGATAGTCTATCTTTTTTATTCATTGTGTTCCTCTTTATACACCAAGCTCATCATGGTAGACAATACTAAATCCACGTTTGCTTGAACTTGTCTTAATCCTACTTGCAAATTCGTGGGTAATTTTTACACCTGAATCAACGGTGCCATACATTACGGAATAATCGTATCCGGAGGGGTTGGAGTCATCACCTAGGTGTGTGCCTGAGTTTGCTATAAAGTTTACATCGACGGCTGTTGGATAAGCGCTAACGTGTGGCTCTCTACCGATGAATAGTGTATCTCCAGAGGGCTGTTGAGTTCTTGCAAATATTCCATAGCATCCACTCTGTTTCACTAAAGATAAAGATTCGTCAAATATTACTCTATCTGTTTGTAAATGACAGCCACTAGCTATTTCTAAGGATATGTTTGACTGCCACCTAGACCTAGCAAAGTGACTATCAGATTCTAGGCAGAGTATATCTGGGTCGGAGTTTCTAAATATAAATTTGTAATCTCTCGTGTAGTCATAACCGCTTGAATGAACTTCAAAGCCAGCTCCATCGACCAATTCATCGCTCAAATATCCACAAACTGTGTCGTTATGAAAACCAGCGCTTGAATCATCGCAAAGACCGCTTGTTGCCAAGTGTAAGGTCTTGCAGTCATAAAGGCATTCATTTATAGTGTTGTATTGCGCATCATTGATTATGGCATTGCCTTTAACAAATATGTCGTTAAAAAAGCCATCCCAAAGAAGCTTGTCATTTCCTGCTGCTCCATTACCTGACCAACCCAGTGAGTATATTCCATTCTCCTTGGGGACAATACTACCATTGACAGTCATTAGGGCTTGTCTTGGTCCAGAACCAAGAACTCCAGAAATAGCATCAGTGCCAACGCCAACTTTTTCTCCAGAGAAGTGTATTACTTCGTTGACAGAAGCCCAAGGGTAGCCTTTGTTGCCTACATTGAACTCTCCGCTATGAGACGGTGTGGCATCTCCAGACACTTGAAGGGTTCCATAGGGGTGGTTCCAGCCAATACCAATAGAAAGCCTTCTTTCTTGTGTGTCGCCATACATCAGTGGTATAGCTCCAGAGGCTGTAGTATAATCTTGACAATCATAGCCGCTATCTATAGGGTCTACGCCAAGGTAGAATTTATAGCTGGCATCAGTTGGAATATGACTACCAGCGCCGTGGCCAATAGCAATGTTAAAAGATCCAGTTCTCAATGATTGTAGAGATAGAGAACCTATGGAAGTATTGCCTGACCCCTGTGTGTTACCAGCACTACTATTGAAACCAAAGGCTGTATTATAAGTACCATCAAGATTACAGCCTAGTGCGTGTGATCCTCCGGCTGTATTTTGTGAGCCTTCAAAGTTTGCGCCTAAAGCATAATAACCAAAAGCTGAGTTGTCTACACTGCTTCTTCCAGCAAATTTTAACTTACCTAAAGCCAGCTCACCAGCAATCGTGCTTCTAGTGTCTGGGGTAGCGAAGTTTGCACTTAGTATCTCGTTTCCGTCAGTAAATAAATGTACGGAATCTACTAGATCTCTAAGGGAAATCCTTAAATCTAATGGAGATATAAGTTGGGTAGAATTGTCTTGTAATAGAGAATTAATTTTCTCTATATACTCAGATTTTGATAATATCATTTTATGACCGTAAATTAACTAAAGCGTACTTGTAACGTAGAAGTATCAAACTTGACTGAATCACCAGTGTAGATAATTCTAGGATTATCCAACGCTGCGTACATCAAGAGATTTCCTGTTCCATACTCTCCAGAATCTACAATAGCCACGCCAGATACCCATCCCCAGTCAACTCTGGCCGCGCTTCCATCACCCTCGTCAAAGTTGAAAGTGCTTGCATTTTTTATGAGACCACTACCGGCATTGTGGTCATTGATGTTATATTCCCATTTTTCATTACCTAGCGTCGAGGGATCGCCAAGATTAATTCTGGCGTAGCCGGTGAGTTTCTGAGCTGTTCCGTCAGTTGGGAAAGTTCCAGAGGGGAGTTCTGGAATAGTAGAGCCATTATCTGTTTCTGATGGCACGCCTGAGCATAAAGCTATGGCAATATTTGTTGGCTTGGCAAAGCTCTCACCCCTAAATAAATGGTGGAGCAAGCCCGATTCTAAATAATCTGATAAAGAAGCCATTAAAAAAACCTCCTAAAAGTCCTTGGTTAGACTGTAATACACATACTATTATACACAAAAAAAGAGCCATTCCCAATATAATGAGAATGACCCTTTTGAAGTGGAAAATTAGAGAGGTTATTAGAACGAGCCTAAAATAACCCTTCTGTTATCCAGAACTGCGAAGCCAAGTTCAGCAAATCCATAGTATCCAGCACGCTGCTGTCTGTGCAGGGTAGGATCTTCAAATACCTGAACCTGTTGCTTCATTGGCATGATGAAGCTATCATTAGCACCCTGATCAAGACCAACGACCAATTCAAGGTCAGAAGTCTGAACAGATCCGCCAAGACCGGAGGTAAAGAAAGTCTGGTATTCCTGACCTTCTCCCAGCTCATCAAGATCATGAAGATTGACGCCAAAGATACGGGTAATCGGAGCGCCACCTTCAGCAGCGGTGTAGATTTCCCGTCGTGTTACTTCGTCAACCTGATCGAGACCCCAGTTACGTACATCTTCCAAAGCTTCTGGAGATACGTAGAGGTCAGTGAGGCGACCGCGATTAGCGGAGCCAGTGTTACCGCCAGCATTACGACGCATAGTCGTTTGCATGAGAGAAACAAGTCTCTTGCTGAACATGCCAGCGGTTGCATCACCATCGTAAACCAAGATGTTGCGGTCAACACCAGCAGCAAGCAAGGTGTGCCAGCCGTCGTCGTTCATTTTCTTGGTAAAGCCAGCTTCGAGAGCCTGCATAGCGCGACCAACGATATCCCAACGTGCTTCACGAGCATAGCGCAGCAAGTAGTCAATACTTGATGTGATGCTGTAAGTTGGAATCGTTACGTAGTCACTTTCGACTGCTCTTTCTGGCACACGACCGTGACCGGGATTGGTGTAAGCGACATGCTCACCTTCAAGTCCCGGAGAAATCAAGTCAAGAGGATACTCGGTAGAGGCTCCCGGCTCGACATTAATAGTTTCAAAAATATCACCGAGGATATTTCCGACAAGAACACCCTTACGCAAAGGAAGTTCTAATGCTTTAGCGAATTCTCGCTGTGCGGCGTATGCGACATTTTGGTCGCTATCGCCTGATTTTTTCAGAAGTGTGATGAATTCATCACTTGGTCTTTCTGTATGTGACATTATAAAGTCTCCTTTAGTTTGGGTTAGCTATGTTGAACGGCATTAGGAAGATTGACATAAACTTTTGCATAACCGTCTGCATCTTTACGTGACATAAATCGTCCAATCGCAAGTTCACCAGACTGAGCTGCAAACGTAGTGCTATTACAAATATTACCTGCTGTTACGAAAGAGGCATATGCAATCTCTCCAGCTTTTGGGGTACCGTCAATATTGCTGGTAACAACCCATCCACGAGTCATAACGGTAACTTTGCCACCCTTCTGAACTTCGTCTTTGAATTGGTTAAGGTGAGTTCTTGTCAAGTCTTTGTTGACAACGTCGTTCAACAAAATTCCGACTGGAACGTCTGTTGCTGCTGCTGTAGCATACTTGACAAGGTTTTCGCCTTGATCAAGAGCTGCACCAGAAGCGCCAGCGAGAGCTGCTGCATCTAAAACAACAACACCGCCGCGAGTAGCAACTCCTTCATTGTAGAAGAAGCTGATATCTGTTGATTCTTCGTATCTATCTGCTTTGAGAGCCATAGTTAATTCTCCTGTAAATTATTTGTTAGAAAGTACATGGGTTTCGAGCCACGATGCAACACTAGCTCTCGTTGCTTCGATGGGATCATGCTCATCAGCTTCAACTAAAGCTGCTTCCGAAGTTTCTACTTCCTCAAAAGCTTCTTGATTCAAATCTGCTTCAGCTTCTTCTTCAGCCTTAGCATCTTTTTCTTCTTTCTGCTTTTTCTTCTTTTCGATAGCTTCTTTAAGCGCCGGAGGCATTGCTGCTTCAGCTTCTTCGTCTTTTTTGTCTTCTTTTTTTGCTTTCTTCTTCATCAAAGCGACGATAGATTCAAAAGCTTCATCATCAAGAGCATCAAAAGAAGCGAGAGTTTCGTCTACTTCTTCTTCTTCCAGACCCGCTTCTGCAAGGCTGGCTTTTCTCTTCATGGACTTTTCTTTTTTCTTCATATCATCCATTTCTTTCATGGCTTCTGCCAATTGAGATTGTGATGTTTGAAGTTCATCTTCAAGTTCAGCAACACGAGCTTGAGTAGACTTAATGCTTTCATTAAGTTCATCAATAGTTGCCTTGCTTTCTTCCGCGTCATTTTCAAAAGCCTCGACTTGTGAAGCAAATTCTTTATCTTTAGCTTCTTCAATCTTAGCTTTAATGGCTTCGTTTTCAGTCTTAGCTTCTGCGAGCTGCGCCTGAACTTCTGCCAACTGCTTTTCTAAAAGCGTGTTATCTGACATATTAAGTTCTCCTATTGAAAGTTGAGGATCAGATTCTTTTAAGTTAAATTTTACACTGGCGGAGCTTTTTTGATCTCTTTTGAGAATAATACTTCTATTATTGGCTGGTTTGGCGACCAAACCTTTACCAGAAAAAGATATATTAGATAAAGCGCGGCCAACCTTATAGCCTTCATATTCACCCGTTCCGCCGTAGGCTCTAAGATGCTTGGTTAGAAATGCAGATTCTTCATCTCTAGCAAGTATCTTAGCTTCCCCTTGCTCATTTATAAGAGCGTAGTTGAAACCAGCAAATAAACACTCCATAGAAACATACCATTTATCATCTTCTATTTCTGAGATGATTTTCTGCATACGATCTCTATTTTCTTCGCCTGTCCAGCTATTGTACAAAACTGCTTGAGTTATAATATCAAAGTCTTCTGGCATTGGATCGTCATCTGCGACAGCCTTGCCATCTTTAGTTAACACGTAGCTACCAGTGATATGGCCAATGATATCGTTCTCGTTGTGCATGAAATTGAACTGTTTGTCTTCCGGCGTGTTTCTAGCGGCCCAAGTAGCCTCTGATAGGAAAACGTCGTCATTCTTATTCCAACCACAAGAAACCAAAACAGACTCTAAATAATATAGATCTATCTGGTCTTTGTTTTCTGCAACCACTCTCTCAAGAACATCTGAGTTAGAAATCGCTTCTTTAGCAACGGCCAACTCACCCCTTTTTACAGTAGCTTCAGAGCAATACGCAACGCTGGCGGTACTTTTTACAAGTTCACCAATTCCGTCGTTTATTTCTTTTTGGTAGATTTTTATTGACATAATAATACCTCAGAACATTATACACAAAAAAGTGAAATTTCTAAAAAAACCTGTTAAAAACCATCCGAAAAGTGCTGGACAAATACGCCAACGATGTTTTTCTTGTAGGTATTGATGGGCATTTTTGAAGTAGAGATGCCTTCTTTTGCAAGTGTTTTCTCTATTTGTAGGGGGGTTTTTGTGTTAGACGATACAGATTTTAAGACTAGACCTTGGTCTATATCAGACATCACACTTAAGTTTGACATCACTTGAACTTTTAGCTTTTCAAGATCGTTAACCTCGGCCTTCGTTAGTTGTCTGAGGTTATCCTTGTTGTTAGCCCCTAGGTAAGCTTTATTGATTGTGTCTGAAACAAAGTCAAATGCATCGCTGGTCCATACTATGAGATCGGCTAATCCCGGTTTAGACTTTGGTGTGTCCACCCGTTTTTTTCTTGGTCCCTCGTCTTGTTTAAACCTTGGTCTACCACCGTCTTTATCTATTTCACTTAGCTTTTCAATTATGCCCTGTTCTGGGTTAACTGGTGAACCATCTTTTTCATTTGGAGTTTCTTGCGGTTTAGGGGCTTGTTTTTCTTCTTTGCCCATGCCGTCCTCTGGTGGCTTATGAAAAGGACCAGCCTTTTCAGGTAATTTTTCTCTGTCTCTTTCTTTTTCTTCTCTTTGCAGTCTCATTTTTTCCACTTGAGGAATTTCTTTAAATCTTTCTAAGACTGTCTCGTGGCTTATAATGTCTCTGTCAGCAAGTTGAATCAAAAGATTCTTTTCAGATGCTTCGTCAGCCAGACTCATTTGATCGAATGTTACATGTGCAGCTTTTCTAAAGCCCATAGCTTTACGCACATACTCTATTTCAGCTTCCCAAAACTTGGTGAGTTGATCTCTACCGTACTGTAGTCGTTCAACTAATGTTTTTAGAGATATAAAATTATTTGTAAAACCACCACTTTGACCGGCCATGCCTGTTAGGGTTGGGGGTACACCAAGGCCCGCATAAATACTGTTTAACACAGACTGATATTTCTCAGAGCCTAAGAATTTATATACCTGACTGTTAGATTCGGTATAAGAAAGTTCTGGACCCCATACAAGCTCCATTGTGCCGCCACCGACATTGCTGGCTAGAATATTTCTAAGCTTGTTGATTGCCGCCTTATTTGGCAGGATCTTATGGTCAAGGTTACCAAGCGTCCAAAGTCTTATGTTAGAAATTGCTCCGTCAAGAGCCGATAAGTCTGCTAACCTCATCTTCTCTAGCATTATGATGTCGTCTAAAATTGCATAGGTTAGAGGATGCGCCCACTGTTGCCAGTCGTCTTTCTTATAGTAAAACGTGCTTAATCTATCTTCTTCTAGTTCGATCTTTTTCTTACCCTCTTTCATTGCCTGTCTTACATTTGGGGGCATCGACTCAAGCATTCTTTTTGGCACACCGCCGTCTTTAAAATTGTCAAAGAACGTGTTTGCCGTTAGTTCATAGTTTTTAACGCCAAGAAATAAATTAATAGCACCGTCCTTCATGTGTACATTTAGAGGGTTTAAAAAATTGTACCTCCAAGGAACTTGGTTTTTTGATATATTTGGAACTTTTAGTTTTATATCACTAGCTAAAGATTTGATATAGGTGTTTATCTCTGGTGTTATTTGGGCGTAGCTTTTGTATACAAAAACTTGTCCGGTTCTGTACAAATTATTGAGGAATCTTTCAGACCTCTCTTTGCCATTACATTTTTTGAACCACTGTTGATAAAACTTTTCTACGCTCCTATTTTCGTGTACAATGCTTATTCCTTGACAGCCAAAGTCGCCCATTAAATCTATCACGTTTCTAACAATACCAACTTTGTCGTAGGCATCCATGCACATCTTGATAATGCGCTTTGCTCGTCTAGGTGTTTGCTCTTCTGGTCTAAATGCATAATAATCAGAGCTAGTGAAACTTGGTCTTACAGACCTATTTGGCTCAATATCCAAATATTCTCTGTGGTAAGCTTTAGATACGCCTTCGTAGGCTTCCAATGATTCAGAGTGTTGTTCAAACGCTTTTGCTCTACCGGCAGTGTCTGAATCGTTCCAAGTGATTAGGTGGTCGATGTTTTCTTTGGTCATTTGAATTCCTAAAACAATTAATTGAAATGCATTGTGAATGGTTCAATACATTATACACAATATTCTTCAAATCTAATAAATATCCTTCATGGAGTCTGTAAACCAGTTTGGGCCTGAATACATATCTCCTTTCTTTTCAGTTTTTTCCATTGTGGCGAATCCGCCATAAAAATTATAGATGCTAGCTTCCGGCATTCTAGCCAAAGTTCTTGCGGCCATATTCGCCATGATTAAGGCTGAGTAACGGTCTTTTCTTTGCTTACCCTTTTTACCTGTTCCTACCACGGTTTCAGGAGTGTCCCATCTATCTCTACCGGCTGCTGTTTGTGTTATTTGGATCATTGTTAGTTCGTCTTTTAGATCTTCTATTTCCATGACGCATTGTTCAAGAGTGTCAAAAACTCTACCTTTCATTCCGTCTTCTGCGTTTGATAATCCCAGTGTTATTGCATCAAATCTAGGGAATAGTATGGCTTTGTCCTCTAGGTCTTTCCTTAGCCCATGATTTGCTTCTGATAACCAATCATACTTTGCAAATTGACACATTTCTAATATGTGAAGACCTCTGTGGTCGTCCGTATCTTTTGGTTTATCGTCGTCTATAACGGGCCATATTGCTACTTCGCCATCTTGTAGCTTGTCTGAATCGTGGAGTGATTCCATGACAGCTATACCTCCACCCTGAGCATCCATAGCTATGTGTATGCAGGGGTATATTTTCATAAGATCTCTAATCTTCCTAGCACAGTAAGCGTAAAAATCGGACTCAGAGGAAAAGCCACTTTTGACTTTCTGTTTATGCTCTGACCTGTTTGTTGTCCAACAATGTACTATGCGTCTGTGATCTTTGTTAACTTCGAGAACGACTATGCTGAAATTGTCAACCTCAGAGGCGGGGTCAACGCCAAAGATGTATTTTTTATTAGGATCACCTCTTAAGCTGGCTTCAAACACAATGTCCTCGCCCTTACTGTCTTTTATTACGGTCGAATCGTTGGAGCCATCGTTAGCAACGCACGCCTCTATCAGTGTACGCTTGAAGAAGCCCTGAGAATCGCGTGTGAAGCACGCTCCAAACTCCATTTGATATATTCCGGCGTGGACGGTTGCCTTCGATCTGGCGACCTGTGAGGCGTCCATAAAGCCTTCTGGTAGGAGTTCGTAAGGAACTCTAATTATGGAATAGTCTCTCCAGTTAAAGTCTTTTGGTGGATCTTCCCCAAAGATCTCCCTCAACCTGTTCAATTTACCTTGACTTCTGATTATAGACTTCCATTTTTTCCAGTATTCTGCAAAGTGATTGAAGTCATAATAAGCTGTACCACTAAGTATAATTTGGTTGTTTTTTCTATCTATAACTGAGTCTGACTCTTCCTTTATTTCTATACCTAGCTCGATAGCCTTTTTTCTTGCTGCTATCTTCTTTACGTTCTCTATGGGATCAGAACTAACAGCAGCAAAGCCAGCAACAACAGTTTCAAAGATATCTCTGGGGATCGAAGCAAACTCATCACTAATAATATCATTGGCTCTTTGACCTCTAATCTTTTGTCCATCACCAAGCGGAAGACAGGTTACTCTAGAGTTGTTAATACGCATAACACAGCGGTCAACATCTCTTCTCGGTCCACTGTTTGAATCACACATACTTCTGAGTATTGGTGAATTATTCCATATTGTTTCCATGTATTCAAATAAAACTTTAGATTGGCGGAAAGCCGCGCCTACTATCACTACCTTTCTTTCTGGCAGTAACAAAGCTCTAATCATCGCATAAAGAGAGAGTATGAAAGATTTTCCAAAACCACGACTAGCTATTAGCATTGGGAATCTTCTATTCCACATCTCACAAAGAAATAGCGCTTGCGAAGGAAGTATGTTAATATTAAATACTTGTTTGCATAAAAAAGAAAAATACTCCGGCCTAGTCATAAGCCACAGCATTTTGTAATGATAGTCATCGTCATTAAAGTTTATAAGTTTAAAAGGGTTAAAAACCTTTTCGTCACCTATGTCTAGATTTAGCCAAGCTTCGTCTATGTTCTTTAGGTTGCTCATATTTATTTTAGACTATTTATTGAACTGAATTTTCTTGTATTTAGCACTAGATCTGAGAATCCATAGTAAACTGACTCATTGGCGTCTAGATACCAGTCTCCTTCTTTCAGTTTTCTTTTTAAATAGTTTTTCACCTTTTCATATGTTGGATCTGTATATTGTTCTTTGAAATACTTACCCTTAAGACATGCATCTGTATATATATCTAGCATACTATCTGTCATTCTTTTTTCAAACGCAGCACTTTTTTGTACGTCTAAATAATTACCAGCATAACCACTGGAGCCAAAGTGACACATGAAATATGCATTTGGCATCATCACTCTCTTATCTGCTGCTTGCAAAATAATGCTGCTCATAGATTCAGCTTGGCCATAAGCAATTATTGTTACGTATGATTTAGCCAAGAAAATTGAGTCATATATTGTCATTCCGTCATTCCAGTTTCCGCCCACACTGTGCATATGTACAATTATGGGGTCGTGAGACATGGAATCTAGGAGTCTAATATTTTTGTAAAAGGTTGACGCCATTTTGTAATCAACTCCGGGGTCATCGTCAGTATTGGCTATGTAGCCGTGGAGGTAAAGTTCTCTATTCTTTACATCTATGCCATAGCTCTGTATATCAGAGACCGCATCAGAATTTAACATAAAGCTCTCCTAGTTTAAAATTTCGTTTACCCTTTTTATTATACTTAAAACAGCCCACTTAGCGTTTTTCTTGGAATCGCAAAATAAAACATGGATATCATATTTCATTTGGTATTCCATAATTCTTCTCAGCATAAACTTATTTGTTATTTTTAACGAGTTCCATTTTTCTTCTGGTATATCACTACCTTCTGGAAAGTTCATAACATCTGAAAGTGAAAACTCAAATATCATAAATTTAAATGGGAACTCCTTCATCCTTTCTATCTCTTTGCCAAACCTGACTGCGTCATGTCCTATGTTGTTGGCAAATTCTACAACACTAGCTTTTCTTTCTATGCATAGCTTATCTTCCAATCCCTCTATGCTGTAATCTCCAGTATCTAGCTTTCTTGATACCATACCTTTGCATGTGTGATATCTAGAACTACTGGGTTCAAAAGTGTATCCCTCTTGCTCTCTTGTGTCTTTTATTATCGTAAACGGTTTGGATTTAGGCATTTTTCTCTCTCACTATTTGGTGGAATAAAGGCTCGTAAAAACTTTCATTATTATTAACCTCCTTATGACATCCATAGCAAAGTGTTATACCGTTGTCAACTTCAAATCGCAATGATGAGGCGGAAGACCACTTTTGTATATGATGGACTTGTAAACTCTTTTTTCTTTTACAGTTTGGCATTTGGCATTGGTGACCATCTCTGGCTAAAACTCGTTTTCTCCATTCTTTGTAAACTGGGTCATCGTAATTTCTTTTCATAGCGGAACTGAAACCTTTCTTATAAGAATGTCGTGCAATATGGATTTTGCTAAGATAGACGTTTCTTTCGAGTTGTCTTGTTTTAGCAATATTTCTACAAGTTTGTAATATGCTAGATAGCAGGCTTCATCCGGATCTTTTGCTTCAATGAAGATTGTTGGGAAGGCGTCGTTATACTCTTGAAGTCTAAACCCTTTAAGTCTAGACATTACTAACGACAAATCCATTTTGACCTTATAAATCTTCATGTTTAATTTTCTACATCGTATTCTACCATGAGTTTGACTAGATCTGCAAAAGAGTGTCGTGGACTCCATCCAAGCTTGTTTGTCGCTTTACTATTATCTCCACGTAAATAATCTACTTCTGCTGGTCTGTAAAACTCTGGATCTTGAACGACGAGGTCTGACCAGTCGTCGATACCAACATGTTTGAACGCCACGTCTAGGAACTCACGAATCGTATGAGTTTCGCCGGTGCAGATAACATAGTCCTCTGGACAATCCTGTTGTAGCATCATCCACATCGCTTCCACGTAATCTCCTGCGTACCCCCAATCTCGAAATGCTTCTAAGTTCCCTAGACGCAGCTTTGGAAATTCTGTATCTCGTCCGCTTTTCACAAAATCTCCAATCCATTTTGTAATCTTTCTTGTGACGAATGTTTCGCCTCTCCGTGGACCTTCGTGATTAAATAAAATACCGGCGCTGGCATGTAGTCCGTACCCCTCACGGTATAGTCTAGTTATATGGTGAGCAGCACATTTTGCTATCGCATATGGAGACTGTGGTAAAAACTTAGTTTCTTCGTTTTGAAATTTATTTTGGTCTCTATCTACGTCGTAGTTTCTTCCGTACATCTCGCTGCTACTAGCTTGGTAAAATCGTGCGCCCAGCATCTCCAAGTCCACTATCGACTGTAGTATGTTTAGGCACCCCTTTCCAGTTATGTCCCAAGTTAGTCCCGGCTGTTTAAAAGACACTGCTACATGACTTTGTGCTGCTAAATTGTAGATTTCATCTACATCATCGTGTTCTTTTAGAATATTCATGACACTGTGAACATCAGTAATGTCTCCTTGAATAAGTTGAAACGATGAATCTGACAGAATATGTTTGATTCTTCCTGAATTATTGGTAGACGCTCTTCTACAGACACCGATCACGTTGTATCCTTTGGTTAATAGCAAATCTGCTAGATGACTGCCGTCTTGACCTGTAATCCCGAAAATTATAGCTTTCTTCATTTTGATCCTTTTCCTCATCATTTAGTATCTGGAATATAAAAATCTTGTCTATTATCTGGCTTACCAGAATCTTCCTCTCCTAATAGAGGATCTTGTGTACATATCCTAGGTGAAGTGATGTAGTGGTAATAGTGTCTGTCGGGGTGTAAATTCCTTCCAAACATATTAAGATACCATTGATCTATGACATAGTTTCCTTCTAATACGTCTTCTAGATTATCTGGAATCTCATCAAGTATTATGTCGTACAAGCTTTGGTTTATGCCAATGCTATGAGTACATGTAGATTGGTTATCAATCTCTAAGAACTGACAGCCCTCTACTTTGGGAAATTCAAATTCCCAGTTATGTCCGCCTAGCTTCACCATGTCCCATTCTACGGTTTTAAGTTCTGCTATGGCATTATCTAAATAGTAATTAAAGTATTTGTGAAAAATTGCGTCTTCTTCAAATACTAGTATTCTTTCGTAACCATGTTTCTTTGCGTGTTCTACTACCCTTCTACTTGCCAAGGTGTGGCCCGCAAAATGGTTGTTATGCATTCTACTGTCTACTGCTTCAAAAAACTGCGGCTCCGCTTCTGGATAGAATCTTTGTAGTCCCACCCTTAGCCTGCGAAACTTCCACATTCTTTCTGGAAGACAAATAACATAAATATGATTGAAATAGTCTATCATTCCTGCACTGTGTCTGGAGTAAGAAAGGGTTGGTCAACCATTTCATCGGTATACTTGTGATAAGCTGCTAATCTTTCTTTTTCTTTATTCATAGCTAAACGCATCTTTTCCATCTCTTCGCCGTATGCTAACGTTACTTCAGGATTGCTAACAAGATAAGTCATCCAGCTAGTAAAATTCTGCTTGCTGTCTTCTAATCGTTTCACACGCTGCTCTCTTGTCGCCTTCATCTCTTTCAGCATCGAGTTCTTCTTGGTCTGTAAGTCCCTGTAGTCTCTGTTAAGAGATTCCTGTGAGGCTTTCAGAGACGCCACCTGACGCTCCATGTTAAACATTACATCTCTATCTACCTGATCTGGATCTTGTTGTCTCTCAGCAAGTATGAGGGCTTCTAAAGCGGATATCTGTTCTATGTTTTCTTTGTTGTGTTTGAGGGCGCGATTCATAAGTAGTTCTAATTTAATTAAGTCTACTACTTGTAGTTCTTCTGTAGGAATAACATCATCTTTGAATTGTGATATGATCCTAGCCCAGTGATATTGGAATAATTTAAGTTCATCTTCTGTAAATTGTTGTTGTAATTCTACCCAGTATGGTCTAAAGGTAAGATCGTACTGTGCTTTTTCTAAACCTTCGGGTTCTTCCATCCATATTGGTCTATCAAACTCACCTTTAGCTACATTTTTCTTGATAAAACCGAATACGCTCTCTGGATCTCGGTCTAGTTCGGTTGCTATTTTCTCAAAACCGAGATTTATGTTCTCTTTAATAAAATTTATATCGTCTTTAGAAAATCTACCCTTCTTCATAGTACCCGTACTCCTGTAGAATGTCTAAAATTGTATTAACAATGTCATCTCTCTTCTGTTTTGTGATGTAAACATCGTTAATCATCTTTAAATAGTCCATTCTTACGTCTGCTGGTAGATGTTCATTGATCAAATCAGCCATATCTCGCAGTTCTATGTCTTCATAAGAGGTTGTATAGGGATTATCTTCGTCTATAATACTATTTTCATGGTCTAGTTGAGCCGGTTGCATCAATTTTATTCGGTCTTCACTGTCTCCAGCAAAGTAATGATTGTCTCTAACAAAGTTTTTTAGTCTATTTGATAAATTTACACTAAGAAAGTTTTCTAGGGGGCGAGTTTCATCATATCTATGTAGAGCTTCCATACAAATTATGAATGCTTCCTGCTTTATATCATCAACTGTATACCCATAAAATGTATATCTCGGTGAAATACGATCACACACCTTGTTAATTTGGTTTATAACCTGTTGTTCTGTCATTCCTTTTGGTATTTTCATGCTAATCCTCCCATTTGAAGGTTTTCCACTTCTCTCCGTCGAAGCCTTCAAACTTTTTCTTCCTATGATTATATATAATTGTTCCGGGTTCGGGGTCTTTAGGGCGAGAGTTTTGACTTTTCAACACCATAGAATTAGAAGAGAAGGCAGAATCTTTACTATTTAGCTCTAGCCTGTCAGAAGTAGACGAGATTACCTCAGAAATATTAGCTGCTTTAATATCATTATTGATATTTGCTAATACATCACCATTTTTCAGTGGAATGATGGCGGGTTGATTGTTACTAGAGCAAAGGACAGAGTTTTCTACATCAAAAAGATTCTCAAGAGGTGGTCTTATAGTCTGTACAAGGAGTAAACCCTCTGTTCCAAAGTCATTAACGGAGCGTGGGCATTTTGCACCAACTTCCTCAGTCCACCAATAAGTACATTTAATCCTGTTTAAGTAAACCTTTTTAGAATTTTTCTTTTTTACGAGGCTACCCCACCCCTTTTCCTCTCTTATTCTCTTTAAATGCCTAGTTTTCTTTGCGTACTCTTTAACACTGTAGTAGAATAAGGTATCAAGAGGCATTGAGTAAAGTAAATCTGTAGACCTTTCTCCATCTAAGCAGTAAAAATCAGTATTTGCTTCTCTAAGCAAGCTGTTTTTTAAACCAAGTAGGTGTATAGCTCTAGATTTTTCGTCTTGACGGCCAACCGTAGTTAGGTTAGACCTTATGTTCGTCTTGTTTTTGTTCTTTATCGTCATTTTTTAGAAGTTCCTTTAGTGACGCATCACTTTTTTCCATGTCCTGTTCTACTTCTTCCTTAAGCTCTGCTGTTGCCTTGCAGCACATTGTAGACTCGCACGATATTTTCTGTTTTTTATCTGTCATCTCTGCCTCCGTTAGAATAGTACACTATATAATACACAGAAGGGCGACTTTTTCCAAAAAGCAATTTGCAAAAATGGTAAAAACAGCATATAATATAGTGACCAATGGTTGTAAAGTGGTCAAAATTCAATAAATATTCGTATAAATCCGTTAAACGGGGCTGTGGTAGCGAGTCCAAGTCCAATTGAATGAGTGAGTTACCGGCGAGTGAACAAGCACTCCAAGGTTAGGCAAAAATTGAAATCTAGGCTCTGTCCCTCCATGACAACCTAGTACCTAAGAAGGCTCGTAAGAGCAAAACTAAGCATTGAAAAAATTTAAGCATTAAAGTCCTAACTGCTCTCTAACACAACCATGTGCCTTTGATTCTTCTTAGGTACAAATGGACTTGGTACGCACCTAGTAGACTCTAGATCATTATCTTTATTTGGGGCTTACTTATGTGGTTTAGGTAAGACATTCATAGAGTGCGAGCCTAATTGTGTCTGCACCACCAAGGCTTTTTTTTCTCTGGTGCAGTAACCCAATTTTGAAGATAAAACTACCCCCTAACAACAAAAAAAATGACTGGCGGTTTTTTTTCTGGTTTTTTTCAAAATTATTGAAGATTACTATTGACAAATGTCGATGACTATGGTATACTACTAGTATAACAATTAATGAAAGGTTTTAATTATGACAATCATCGCAACAACAATCGTAGCAATCGGCACAGTAACAGCCTTCGCAGGTTTGATCGGCCATATAATTTATTTTAATATTCTTGGAAAATAATTAAAGATTGCTATTGACTTTTGCCGATATATATAATATACTTAAAGCATAACAATTAAACAACGTTCTTGAAAGGAACACAACATGACACAAGCGCAAGCTAAACTAGAACTGTTCAAAGTAAACCGCAACATCGAAAAGATGATTGCTGCCCACGCTAACGAATTAGGACAGTGGAATAAAAACTGTCTATTCAATGACCTACAGCGATTGTGGGACAGGAAAAAAACTTTACAAAATATCATAAATAGTTAATGATACCACTTGACAAACGCCGATATATATGGTATACTTAAGACATAACAAGGACAGCATTCAACTGGGGTAACCGACAGCACCCTAACACGAAAGGAAATAAAATGAATCTTGGAATTATGAATGGTTGGAGAGAACAACCAGAAGCGTACACAAAGCACCTTGCTGAGTGTGGTACTGAGTACACTTATAAGTATGCAATGGGTAAGCCCGGAGTATACGAGATGCGTACCGGTCGCCGTTATGACATGACACGCAAGAACTTAGGTACTTGCTACAATCAACACACTTGTAACGAGTGCGGTATCACCTACCGAGTTGATTCAGGTGGTTAAGGGTTTAACCCGCAAGCCTTGCCCTAGTCGCAAGCATAGCTGGCGAGCTATTCAAGATACGCACCACACAACTACACTATACTAGAAAAGGTTTATCTTATGTTTTCTCACAATCCTAGAATCACTTGCAACGATGGATTCAACATTAGCGTACAGGCTCACAGTGGTAGCTACTGCCAACGTAACACAGCGGGCGAACTGCTCACTGTAGAGTGTGGCTTTCCTACCACTACACCAAAGACAGCAGAGCTACGCAGCTATGCAGAGCTGTGCGGTACTGATGACTACACCGAAACCGTTTATGGTTTCGTGCCGGTTGAGGTAGTACAGGCAGAGCTTGCCGCTCATGGTGGCATAGTTGACGGATGCCTACCGTCTTAGCCCAACCAACCGCCTAAGCGCGTGCCTACAGCAGGGGCGTGCTAGGCTAGGGGTTGACAAAATAAAAAAAAGCCCCGCCGATTTTTTCTGCTTTTTTTCTGTTTTTATTAAAGGTTTGCTATTGACAATGCCGATAATATATAATAGAATAAAGGAGATTGATATGACGTTTTTTGTTTTACTATTGTTGGCTTGTTTTGTTGGTTTCTTGGGTGCAGAAGTTTTGCAATAATTTTTTGGAATTCTTTTGTTTTACCCTTGACAAGATTAACTTTTTGTGGTATAATGTAGACATGATCGCAACACGATTGAACGTGACGGTCAACGCTCAGTGTCGCTTGTGCGGCGAGTGTCAAAAGATTAGCTTCAATGCTAACGATTGGCAACGCTGGCAAGAGGGCGAGTTAATTCAGGCGGCTATGCCGTACCTGAGTGCAGAGGATCGAGAGATGTTAATCTCCGAAACCTGCGATACTTGCTTCGACGCTATGTTTCCTGAAGAGGAATAGTTGATCGCACCGTCCCCCTTCGGGGGTGTGGAGTTTGGTAAGCTCTGTCGAAATCACTCAATTACCAAAAACTTTCTTTTTTTTCTCAAGAACCCCTTGACAACGAGCCGATATTAGTTATAATAAAGGCATACAACACTTCACTCCTTTGAAAGGTTTTTTCTATGTTTTCTAAATTTGACACCAACATCCAATCCGACGAACTCGCCGCTTAC